TAATTTATGCGAAGAACAATATAACCCACAAGTTTCATTTTCAAAATTAAAAACTGGTAATATTTTACAATTTTCAAATATACAAGGTTTAGACCTAATATTTACCATATTTTCTTTTTTATGTTCTAAACAATAAATAGCTTTTGATTCATTTTCAAAATTGAAAGCTGGTCTTAATTTACAATTATCTCCTTGACATATTTGACTAGATAACCCATATAATTCTTTATGTTCTTTACATCGTAATGGTTTAGGAGACTGTTCACCATAACTAGCTTGTTTTCTACAAGTTTCAAAATCGCAAAGTCGGGGCATCTTTATATTATATAGAAATATTATATTTAAATAGTTTATCCTTACTTTTAAAATAAAAGATAATTTCTCCTAAATATATTGAAAAATAAAAGATACTTTGTATTTTAAAAATAATATAATATATTAAGTATGTCTAGTCCAGCACCTAATCCATTAAATAATGCTTTAAGTGGCATTAAAGATTTAAAAGAAGATTTTATTTCTAATATGATTTTAGGCTTTATTTTATTGTTAGTTATTTTAATGATTGTATACATAATATATTTAACAAAGCTATCTAGTAGGGAATGTGATTTTATGAATGATATATATGGTTCATTAAACGGTAATTTACGTTCAATAAACGCAAATGACCCTGATTGTGGTTATAATTTAAACGAGTATTATGTTAAAACAGCTTATAATTGCTGTTCAGGAGGCAGCTATAAAAATGATGTGGTGGATATATGTAACCTTAAAGCTGTTTTAAAGCAAGGTGTAAGAGGATTGGATTTTGAAATTTATTCAATTGATAACAAACCAGTAGTAGCAACGAGCACAGCAGACAATTATTATATTAAAGAAACATATAATTCCATAGATTTTAGTGATGTTATGAACACAATTCAAAATTATGCTTTTTCTGGTAGCACAGCACCAAATTTTACAGACCCCATTCTAATACATTTAAGATTTATGTCTAATAACCAGAGTATGTATACAAATTTAGCAACACTTTTAAAATCTTATGATTCAATATTATTAGGAAAAGAATATAGTTACGAGATGGCTGGGCATAATCTAAATGGAGAACCCTTGCTAAATTTTATGAATAAAGTAATACTTATTTTTGATAGAAGCAATACTGCCTTTTTAGAAAATAAAGAGTTAATGGAATATGTTAATATGACAAGCAATTCTATATTTATGAGAGCATATAGTTATTATGATGTTAAAAATAATCCAGATTTAGATGAATTGAGAGAATATAATAAAAGAAATATGACAATTGTTTTTCCAGATAGCGGGTCTAATCCAGTAAATCCAAATGGTATTTTATCTCAGGATGCTGGTTGTCAAATGGTGGCAATGCGCTATCAAATAGTTGATAATTATTTAATACAAAATACAGCATTTTTCGACAATTGTACATATGCGTTTTGTTTGAAACCAGAACCCCTAAGATACCAACCTGTGATAATACCTGAAGCAACACCGCAAGACCCTGCGTTATCATATGCTACTAGAAATGTTACAACTGATTTTTATAGTTTTGATATTTAGATATTTAATAATAATATATACTTAAAAAATAAATATCTATTATTATTAAATGGGATTATTTCAATCAAAACCTAAAGTTGAGGAAGCACCTAAAGTTGAGGAAGCACCTAAAGCTGAGGAAGCACTTAAAGTTGAAGAAGCACCTAAAGTTGAAGAATTAAAAACTACGGAGGAAACTAAGACTGTAGAAGAAGTTAAGACTGTAGAAGAAGTCAAGACTGTAGAAGAAGTTAAAGAAGAAGAAATTAAAACTACCAGAGAATCTGATACTTCTGAGGAAACTAAGTCGGCAGATGAAACTAAAAAAAAAAGAAAATCAAAAAGAAACAAAAAAACGGTAGATTTATCTTCTTAATTTTCTGGATTTTCTATGTCTTCTAGTTCTCTTAGATTTTCTATGTCTCCTAGATTTTCCTCCACGTGGAACTGGTTCTTTTGGAAGTGATGGTCTAGGTTTGGGTCTAGGTCCTTGTCCTTGTCCTTGTACTTGAATATTATGCGCTTCTTGTAAACCTATTGGTGGAGGTAAAAAATCATCCATTTATATATAATAATATATAATAATATATACTTAAAAAATATATATATATTATTAAAATGGGATTAACTCAATCAAAGGCAAAAGGAGTAAACTATGACTGTGTAGTTTGTAAACAAACAAAAGAAGTTCCAAATTTAATTGGAAAGTTTAATGTAATAAATGAAACTGAGTATCAATGTAATTCTTGTAATACCATTTTTAAAAAAGAATTTTGTCAAATATGTCAAAAATCTAAAAAAATTCCTAATTTAGCTGGAACTTTTTTTGAAATAAAAAATGATTATAATTGTAATTGTAAAAATATATAATTTTTACGTATATTATAAATAAAATAATTTATATATCTCTAATAATTCAGTATTTTCTTCATTTTTAATTCTTTCAATTTGTTTTTCAATTTCTTCTTTTAAAATAGGTAAACGTGTATTAAGAATAGGATTTATATATTTATTATTTTTATTTTTATACTTATCTGGATTAAATCTAATAAAAATAAATTTACCTGAATGTAACATATATAAATCATTGTAACGTATCTCTTCATCTTTTTTATTATAATTTTTATGATAATTTTCATCTGTTTCAATACATAAAAGTGTATTTCCAATAAGTTTATAATGGTCAATTCTTCTACGATGTGTACAATCACAATTTCCAGTCCATAAAGCTTTATCATGTATAAATCCTCCAAAATTATTATTTAAATAATTTCTTACAGTAATTTCTTTTGTCTTAAATCTGATTTGTTGTGATAATATGTCTAATGGAAATAAATTTTTATAACAATTACTACAATATCCTTTATATTTTGGATTTCCTAGTGTTCCCAAACAAAAATTTGCTTTACATTTTTTATTTACAACATCAATCATTCCTTCAGTTTTACATTTAAAACAATATTTTGCTTCATTATCAATAAAATTAAATGTTGGTCTCGCTAGACCACAAAAACAATTTTGATGATTAACATCAATCATTGCTTCAGTTTTACATTTAAAACAATATTTTGCTTCATTACCAATAAAATTAAATGTTGGTCTCGCTATACCACAAAAACATTTTAAATGTTTTAAATCTATCATTTCTTCAGTTTTACATAATTTACAAAACATTGGTTTTAATCCTTTTAAATTAAAGGTTGGTTGAGATTTACCACAATCACATTTTTTATCAACTACATTAATCATTCCTTCACTTTTACAAGTAGCGCAATATTCTGCTTTTATTTCTTCAAAATTGAATGTTGGTCTACTTTTACCACAATGACAAATTCTATATTGATGATTATAATTTTCTTTATGATTTTTACATCTAATAGGTCTATTATAAAATTCAGCATAACTAGCTTTATTAAAGCAATTATCATATTGACATAATTTAGGCATTATATAATATAATAATTTGTTTTTAAATTTAATTTAATTAAATTAAATTTATATTATATATGAAGCAAAAAAAAATTTGTAAAGACATATCTTTTGAAGATTGTGAGTTAACTATTTTACGTATGGCTGCTGATAAAGCAGAAGAAAAAATTAATAAACGTGTAGTTAACTCAGAAGAAGTTAAACAAATTGTAATAATTGTTGAAAATTTTATAAAAAAAAAAAATCTTATAGTATATGGTGGATTAGCCATTAATAATATTTTACCAAAAGAAGACCAGTTTTATAATAAAGAAGTAGAAATTCCAGACTATGATTTTTTTACAGTAAACGCACTAGAAGATGCGAAAGAACTATCTGATATTTATTTTAAAGAAGGATTTACAGATGTTGAAGCTAAATCTGGACAACATCATGGAACATTCAAGGTTTATGTAAATTATATGCCTATTGCTGATTTAACTAACATACCAAAAGAAATTTTTAATGCTTTAAAAAAAGATTCTTTAAGAGTAGCAGGTATTTTATATGCTCCTCCAAATTTTTTAAGAATGTCAATGTATTTAGAGCTTAGTAGACCAGCAGGAGATACAAGTAGATGGGAAAAAGTTCTTAAAAGATTAACTATTTTGAATAAACATTATCCTCTGGTTTCAATAAATTGTCATGATGTTGATTTTCAAAGAGAAATGGAAGACCCATTACATGAAGATGAAATTTATGAAACAGTTCAAAATACACTTGTTAATCAAGGCGTAGTTTTTTTTGGAGGATATGCTTTATCACTTTATTCTCAATATATGCCCAGAAAATTACATACAAAATTAAAAAAAATTGCTGATTTTGATGTCTTGTCAAATGAACCAGAAATAACGGTTGAAATTATTAAAGAACGTTTAAAAGATATTAATATTAAAAATGTTAAGATTTTAAAAAGACAATCAGTTGGAGAAATTGTTCCAGAGCATTACGAAATTAAAGTAGGAAATGATTCAATAGCTTTCATATATAAACCAATAGGTTGTCATAGTTATAATATAATTAAACATAATGGCCAAAGTGTTAAAATAGCTACAATTGATACTATGTTAAGTTTTTCATTAGCATTTTTATATACTAATAGACCATATTTTAGCGAATTTTCTGATAGAATTTTATGTATGTCTAAATTTTTATTTGAAGTACAGCAAAAAAATAGATTACAACAAAAAGGATTATTAAAACGTTTTAGTATTATATGTTATGGTCATCAGGATTCTATTGAAGAATTAAGAGCTGAAAAAGCAGAAAAATTTAAAGAATTAAAAAGTAAAAAGGGCACAACTGAGTATGATGAATGGTTTTTAAATTATAAACCAGAAGATAAAATTGATAATAATGATGAAAAAAATATTAAAAAAATAACTTCAACAAATGAAAAAAAAGAAAAAAAGAAAAAAACTATTAAAAAAAGAACTACAAAAAAGAAGTACGTGTTGAATTTTTGGGGAAAAAATAAAACTAGTAAAAATAAAAAAAGAATTTATTAATTTACTAATTTGATATTTATATACAATAACTTTGTAATAAAATTACATATGTTTCATATGTTATTTTTGATAATATTTTATATAGTATATAATCTTTTATTTTATGTGGTGTATATTTTTTTATTAAAAAAACTAAATATGTAAAATAAATCAAAAATTTTTCTATAATTGTTTTTAACAAAATTCTAGCTTTGTTAAATATTGACCACTCGTTAACATAACTACACATATCCGTATTTGATTGTTTAATAAAAAAATTATGTATATCTAGTAATCCACTTAAAATTCTATGAAAATTGGACTTTTCATTTTTAATATTTATTAAATATTTTATTTTATCATATCCAAATAAATCTAAATGTAATATTTTTCTATCATTTCTATTTTTAAATACATATGGATTTATACCATCAATATATTTATTTTTAAATAATATATTTCCATCCATCAAAAATGGAATATAGCTAGATTTTATTATTGTATTTATTATTTCTTCTTTGTTTTTATAAATACATTTTACTTTGTTTTTTCTTTTTCGTATATTTGTATATGTAATATATAATTTATTATTTACCTTACTACAAATATCATCTGGAATTTTATTTTCTAATATTGAATGAAGAATTTTATTAATATTTAAATTATGGGTGTTTTTTAATTGTTCAAAAATAATACTATAAAAATTTTCTGATATATCTAAACAATCAATTATATATATAAAAGCAACAATAGAACCTATACTACAGCCTGATATTCTATATATTTTAATATAGTTTCTTTTTTCCATTTCTTTTAAAAAATATAATGCTCCAACTAAATAACTACCATTGAAAATACCACCATCTAATACTAAATCTAATTTTATAGGTTTTTTATTATTTTTTAAATCTTCTGGTAAATTTTCAATAAATTTTTCAACATATTGATTTATCATATTTATAATTATTCATTAAATATTTAATATAATGTTTAAATTATGAATATTTAATATATTATAGAAAAATTAAAAATACAGGAAAATATAGGAAAATTAAATTAAAAATTAAAAATTAAATTAAAATTTAAATATTTTTATATATTATAATGTCTAACAATTTAGTAGGACCCCGAGGAGGTTTAGGCCCCCAAGGCTTTCGTGGAGAAAAAGGACATACTGGTCCTAATGGATTACAAGGTTTACAAGGTTTACAAGGACCAACAGGTCCAGCTGGTCCTATAATTCCTAGCTCTAAAAAAGATTTAATCTTATATTCAGGAGACAATAACACAGCATATTGGGGACCAGCTTCTGGTTCTTCTATTGATTCTGTTTCTTTTTCAAATGTTGTTGTTACACCAGTTATTAATTTTCCTAGTCGTATAGTTGCTATCTGTACAACAGCTGATAATAAACGGATGATTTTTAGCGATAATTATAACAATATATATGTTTCTACTTTTTCAAATAATTCTTGGAGCACTCCAGTTCAATTTGGAACTGGGTCTTATGTTGATGGTTTTGCTGCAACTGATGACGGAAGCCGACTCTTAGTAACAGATTATGGTGGCTATGTGAGAGTTTTCTTTTGGAATTCTGTTACATTAAAGTATGATAATCAAAAAAATGTTCCATCTAAAAATGGAACAACAGCAGGTTGGGTTGGTGTAGCGGTTAGTAGCGATGGTTCAAGAATTGTTGCGGCAGTCCAATATAATTACATATATAGCGCCTATTGGGATTCAGTTACTCAAAATTACACTGAATTAAAGCAAACTTTGCATACTATTACCGGAGGTTATGGACATCCAGGCATGTCTGGTGATGGAAGTATAATTGTCTTTGGTCCATCAGTACATCAAGCTGGTCCAGTGTATTGGGCAAAATGGGATGATTCATTAAAAACATATGGACCTGGAATTCAATTTAGTCCTAACTTTAATAGCAGATGGGGGGGATTTGCGATTTCATCGGATAAACAACTTGTTTTAATGATTACAAGTAATCCCGATGTTCCTTCGCAGTACAGTATTTTTGATTCTGATACACAAACCTACAAACCTTCTGTCGCAATTCCCCGTAGTGCTATTCCACAAGAGAATCGTAATAACACTAATGGAGTTTGGTTTTCTAGGGATAACTCAAAAGTTTATTTTTTAACTAATAATGTTATAAATGAAAGTTCTTTAACTTTAAAGTATATTACTCCAAACTCAACACAAACATCTTTAAATTTGAAAACTGAATTTTTTGTCGCAACATCAAATTATACATTACCTACTCCTGGTATAGATAAATTTTTAAATATAGTAAATGCGTCAGCTAGTAGTATTACTATAACGTATGGTGTTAATACAAAAATATTGTCATCAAAGACATATGCTATGTTTGTATACGTATCTACAACATCAACATGGAGTATTGTAACCCCATCAGTATAAAAATAATATATTATAAGAAATCTAATATATTATTATAAAATTAAATATTTTTATAGATTATAATGTCTAACAATTTAGTAGGACCTAGAGGAGGAATTGGACCGCAAGGATTTAGAGGTGAAAAGGGACCCACTGGACCAGGAACTAGTATAGACCCTGCTTTTTTTAATTCAATAGCTCCTATAAACAATCCCACTTTTACCGGAACTGTTTCTGGAATTGATAAAGTAATGGTTGGTTTAGGAAATGTAAATAATACATCAGATTCTTTAAAACCTATTTCAACAAAAACTCAAGAAGCTTTAGATTTAAAAGCAGATTTAAATAGTCCTACTTTCACAGGAACTGTTTCTGGAATTGATAAAATAATGGTTGGTTTAGAAAATGTAAATAATACATCAGATTCTTTAAAACCTATTTCAACAAAAACTCAAGAAGCGTTAGATTTAAAAGCAAATATTGATTATGTTGTTACTAAATCAATGGTTGGATTAGGAAATGTAGATAATACATCAGATGCTTTAAAACCTATTTCGATAGCTACTAAAGCTGCGTTAGATTTAAAAGCAGATAAAACTTTTGTTGATACAAAAATAATGGATTTAATTGATGGTGCTCCTGATACATTAAATACTTTAAAAGAACTTTCAGATGCTTTAGGCAATGATTCAAATTTATCCGTTTCTTTAACAAATTCTTTGGCTTTGAAAGCTAGCATTGCGGATGTTGATAAAAAAATAGTTGGTTTGATAACTATAAATACTAACGATTTAGACAGTAATAATTGTTACAATATAACAAATTATTTATCTGATGGAAAATGTAGTATAATAAATAATATTTCATTACAAAATAGTTCACTTAACAATCAGGCAAACATATTCTGCGCAATAGGAACAGACTTGTATATTGGGGGTGATTTTACAACTTTTAATAATAATGATGGTTTAGGTAATATAGCAGCAAATTATATATGTAAATATAATACAACTACTGGAATATTTTCAGCTATAGGTAGTGGGTTTAACGGTGGTGTATACGAATTATACGCAATAGGAACAGACTTGTATATTGGGGGGAATTTTACAACTGCTAATGGTATAACAGCAAATCGTATATGTAAATATAATACAACTAATTCAACATTTTCAGCTAT